GTCATCTTTGGCCCACTCATAATACTGCTCAAAGTCAACGGCTAGCTCACGATTTGTGAAGCCGGACACTAAAGCAAGTGGAAGCGGTCCATAGCAGTAAAAATCGACAATGTACTTGTCGTCTTCTGTCATACCATGTCGAAACAAAGCCTTCGCGCTCCTTGCAAAACGCCGAGATACGGCGGAATTGTAGAAACGCGGTGGCCCTGTGGGAACAGTAGTTCGCCAAGGCATATCATGGGTACGTTCTGGTTGAAACCAATCAGGACACACCCCGCTAAAAGGCTCCTCTCCATCCGACTCACTGTCGGCGGATTGGGCCTCATCGCAGGGGTCACTTTTCGATTCCTCCTGACGGAAGATACGCACTTGGGTCTCTTCTGTTGATGCATCATCGCACGCGCACAACTGAATGGGCATACCACACTTCTCGCAAATAATAGTCCCAATAAACCTGTCTTGCTGCGCCAAGAAGTTATCCTGGTCAGCATTGTGACGGTCTATCAAAGGACCAAGCCACTCAAACAGTTCCCTGTAAGAGTGAAAGCGGTCGGTGATTTTATAGGTACCACCCATACGTGTGCCCTCACCCTGAACGGGAGTACGCACGATAAAATCCCAATAGTCTGGGAAGGTGTCAGGGAGATCAGCTTTCGCCGAGTCAATCCCCTCGCCCCCCGTTTTCCTATACATCTCCTTAACCACAGGCTCGATGTGAATTGGCAAACGCCTCATCACCGCAAACGGGCTTGAGAAAAAATACGGGATATTGAGATCCACTACATTGGAAGTAACGAACACAAGCTCAGAAAGAACCGGTGTCTTACCCTTATCATCAAGCGAGGCCTGAGGTGGGCAAAACGGTTGGTTATTCAATAGCTTGATCAGCAGAGACAAAGACAAATCAATGCCTTGCACTTTGCTGGCTGCGTGTTGGGCAGCATCATCAACTACAATAGTGTGCATCCTAGTACTAAAGTTCGTCATAAACTCTTCTTCAGAACTAAATTGGTACTTCCACCCTGGTTGCTGAGGTAAATTCCTCTTGGCACAATAGAAATGGTACAAGCATTCAAGAACACTTGATTTACCCACTCCAGGAGTGCCGTAAAGGACAATGCCCAATGGCTGTCTCCGAAGACACTGAGCCGATTGGACACAAAGAAACCTCTTGTGCAGGGTGTCCAGTTCTATGTTGAGTCCTACAACCAAACGATATTCCACAGATTTGCGGTCCATCATTTTCTCTAAGGTTTTACCCTCGAGTTGACAGGTGTGTAGGTCTTCCAGAAAACTGAAAATGGAAAAACCAGCGGGTTCTGGGTTATTCAAGAATTCGAAATTGGCCTTGAGCTTCTTGGCGTTGGTGAGCCATTTAGCACAAGATGTTCCGTCGAAAAACATCGGTGAGATGCTTCCGGACAGCATACACTGCCGGCCCTGCTTAGCCAACAAAACAATGAGTTGCATTAAAGCATCTACAAAACTGTGATATTGGGAAAGTGTGGGCACAATTTCTTCCTTCTCGAATCTCTCGAAAAGTTTCTCGTCGAATTTAATACCAGCCCTGTGGTAGAAACTATGGGCGATAATGTGATTAAACACTTTCGCGAGCTTCTGACCAACTAGGGACTTACATGATGAAGAATAGTTGAGGTAGAAATCATCCATACGATCAACCCAGCTTTCGCCGGATTGAATCATACGGAGATCTGCAATACCAGAAACAAAAATCTCCACCATATCCTTGGCTAAGAACAACGCTGAACGATCAAAAATAGAGCGTACAAACGAACTAGCGGCAATGGCAACATCGCCACTCGTCTGAGCGTTTCTCACATAATGAAAAAGCGTTGTAATGTCTTCAACAAATTTAACAGCCTCGCCATATTCTTCTCCAAAATCATGGAGTCGAACAAGTTTTGACTGTACTTGCGTTTTTCCTTCTCGCCGTGGGTTTCCCCAATGGCGAGGTGTTTCTCCAGTACATTCAGCAAAGTAGTAACTCTTCACCTTCTTGTTTCCGGGGCTCAGGAACATAGAATGTCCAATCGCATGCTTGGTGTAGTCTGAAAGAGAATACTGGCCAAACACGTGAAACTGAGGATCCACAAAATGGGAACAGCTACAGTTAGTTTGTGGCATATGACACACCACACACAAATCTGTGCTAAACGTACGGATAACGTCGTCAGCTGTAACAGCTTGCATTACGAAAACACATTGCATGTTAAGGACAACGTAAACCCAGAAACCACTAGCCCACGAGTCCCGAAGGACATAGCGAGCTAAGTGGTGATAGGGTGGGGGGACTGGCGGTAAAGCCAGTCCCCGACAGCACGTCACTGGAAAAGTGTCGTGCTCTTCATGTTCTTCACCTTTCGGTACGTCGCAACATGGCATCGAAATGGTTAATACCCTTTCAGGCATACCCCATTTCGGGTCTTTTGTTTCGTCTTGTGACGATGTGCTTCTAGCGTCCCGACGCATCAGGGCACGCAAATCAGATTTGATTTTTTGTGGCATGATGATTGGGATGTGGCTGGAAACTGGATGCGCTTAAGGAATGCGAACCCAACTGTTTAACATACAGAGATGGTGACCTTGACTTTAACATGGTCGGTATTATTATCCGTTACCGGAAAGGAGCACTAAAAACGCTGGACAGTGTTTATCATCTAGAGAGAAAGTCTCATCTAGCTGGGGTCTCTAACGTCGGGAATCCAACCACGGAGAGGTTAGGACTGATTACCAGTTCATTAGTGTGCTACCACTGAAAAGTATTACTTCCCAGTCATAAGAATAATAAGTGTGTAGGGAAAAAGAAATGCGAAAGTCTTCTGATTTTTATTTTGTTTTTGTCCCTCTTTTATTATTTTTCTGTTTCAGAGCCCTGGATATACCGGGATACTCAATATAGATACAAAAATTGGGTGTCCTTATATTTTACATGGCCGACGTGGCCATGGGACCGGCTAAAGTCCGGGTGCCCCTGCGCAGAACGCAGGCACGGGGGATATAAAATTCGGGAGGACAAGTCCTCCTATATGTGGTCTTTCTCCACAACAACATACCCTTTCCCCAAAGGGATATATTGGTTGGCAGGGGTTTGATATTATTTGTCTGTAAAAAAGTCAACGTCTTACAACGGTTAGAACCGAAGTGCGTTCGCAATTGCTTTCACCTCGAATGCGGGTCATACTAACATAGCTACTAACTACGACGACAAATACTTCGAAGCGTCTACAAAATAAACAGACTGAGTGATCATATCAAGTCACTCTTTTGAGGGGGGTTCCACCCCTCTCGAAACATAAGCACGGCTGCCA